ATAATAAGATCCACCACGAGATTGGCGACCGGTAGGGGCCTATAAATCTCTGGGGCCTGAATACCGGGGCAGCGGCCCGGGGGTCCGTGCGCGTTTTTTTCTATTCAGACGGGGTATTAACCCTAGTAATTTATGAACGAAGGGAGTGTGTGAAAATGGCTAAAGATGGTACTAATCGTGGCGGCGCTCGTCCTGGAACCGGCCCAAAAAAGAAAGCTCTTGCAGAAAGAATAGTAGAAGGGACAGCAGGAAGTTCTATGGTTCTTCCGGAGCCTACAGAGATTATGGGCACGGATATTCCTCCTGTCAAAGCATATCTGAAAGCTAAACAGAAGAATGGGAAAGATTTATGCGCAGAAGAAGTGTTTATTGCAACTTATCAATGGCTGAAAAGTATGAACTGCGATCGATTGGTCAACACCCAGTTAGTAGAACAGTATGCGATGTCTGTGTCGCGTTGGATACAGTGTGAGGAAGCTATTTCTGAGTATGGATTTCTTGCAAAGCACCCCACAACGGGCAATGCCATAGCGTCGCCATATGTTTCTATGAGCCGAGATTACATGAAACAGGTTAATTCCACCTGGTTTTCTATTTACCAGGTTGTTAAAGAAAATTGCTCTGTGGAATATGGTCCTACACCTCATGATGATATTATGGAACGCTTACTCCGCGCTAGAAAGGGATAGAAAATGCCAAAACCCAGGATAAAAATCGACCTCGGCCAGGAATATGGCTGGCTCACTGTTTTAAGTGAAGCTCCCAAAGATGCTACCGGGCATATTCGATGGAACGTCAGATGCCGCTGTGGAAAAGAATACATGGTACAGACTAATTTTCTGGTTAAGCCGAACTGTAAATGCCTGGACTGTTCAAGAAAATATGACAATGCACAAAGGCGGCTTTCAAAGATTGGAGATGTACTGAATGGGTGGCGTATTCAAGAGGAAGTTGGCAAGACCACGCAGGGTGCTATTCTATATCGTTGCGAATGTGTTCATTGTGGGCATATCACTGTAAAGACTCGGGGAGCGATATCAGTAGTCAAGAGAGAAAGCTGCGCCAACTGCAAGCCGGACTACCATTTTGTCATTAAAGGGAATTCGGCCACCGGCACACTGCCGGATGGGACTAAATTCCAGATTGACCAATCACTCATTGCCACTGTTCAACAATATCACTGGCGGAAGAAGGACAATGGCTACATCATTAGAAGCAACCGCGGAATGCCAAAACTATATCTTCATTGGCTAGCACTTGGCTATCAAGGCACGCCAGATCATTTGATTGATCACATCAATCGTGATAAGACGGATTGCCGAACTGCCAACCTTCGATATGTTACATCGCAGCAGAATTCGATGAACCGTAGTATAGGCAGAAATTGTACAACTGGCTATGTGGGTGTTTGTTACCACAAACAGAGAAAAAAGTATCAGGCAAAAATAAGTCTAAACAACCGAAATATCCATCTGGGAACATCTTCTAACCCCATAGAATGCGCCCAGATGTATAATATCGCATCGCTGCTTCTTTTTGGAGAGTACCGAGGTCATCAAAACGATGTGCCATCCGCAAACACAGAACTTAAAAACCGTATATATATTAAATGCCGACCGTACATGGTGGATTCGCTGATGGCGCAGATGCCATGCACCATGCATGAGTCGGCATAAAAATTGGAGGAATGCTTATGTTTGAAAAAGTGAATCCAGCCCACCCTGACAAGGTAGCGGACAGAATTGCTGGTGCCATTGTGGACATCGCCTACGAAACCCAGATCGATCCCAAGATTGCTGTGGAAGTTCTCATCGGTCACGGTGTGTGCCATGCCATTATCGAAACCTCCGCCACACTGAATCCTAGGAAGATCAAGGATGCCATTCATCGGATCGCCGGGGACGTACGCCCCAATGTGGTCATCGTTCCCCAGAATGAGCATCTGGCTCGGAATCAGAAGGATGCCATCCGTTGCGGTGACAACGGCATTTTTAAGGGTATGCCTATGACCCATGAACAGAATATGCTGTGCAGTTTCGCCTGGGATATCTACTCTCGCTATCCCTATGATGGCAAGTATATCATGGACGGTGACCGGTTCATCGTTTGCCAGAGCAATGCCCCGGCAGGTGAGATCTTGGAAAGATATCCCTTTGCGGAGGTCAACCCCCTGGGCAACTGGACCGGCGGAACAGATGTGGATACCGGCGCAACCAACCGGAAGCTGGGCAGCGATATGGCTGACTCCGTCACCGGCGGTGGTCTGCACGGCAAGGATCTGAGCAAGGCCGATGTGTCCGTCAATATCTATGCCTGGCTGGAAGCACAGCGCACAGGCAAGCCCGTTGAATTCTGCTGCGCCATTGGTGATGAGACCGTTGGTGGTATTCCCTACGAGGAAATCGTGGAAACAGCGAGAGAGTACATCCGTTCTCTGGGTGGCTTTGAGAAGTTCGCTGAGTGGGGTCTTGTATGATTATTGAGAAGAAAAACGCAGCGGATCTGCTGCCCGCCGACTACAATCCTCGTAAGGATCTGAAACCCGGCGATTCCGAATACGAAAAGCTGAAACGCTCCATTGAGCAGTTTGGCTATGTGGAGCCGGTTATCTGGAACAAGGCTACCGGCCGGGTTGTGGGTGGCCACCAGCGTCTGAAGGTGATGCAGGATATGGGCATCACGGAAATCGACTGTGTGGTGGTGGATATGCCCGAAGATAAGGAGAAGGCTCTGAACATCGCTCTGAACAAGATCAGCGGTGAATGGGATACTGACAAGTTGTCCTTGCTGATCGCTGACCTGCAGGGTGCGGACTTCGATGTATCTCTGACTGGCTTTGAAGCTGCGGAGATCGATGACCTCTTTGCCGCCACCGCCAAGAAGGAAGGCAAGGACGACAAGTTCGATCTGAATGCCGCTCTGGAACAGGCCAGTTTCGTGGAGCGTGGAGATATGTGGTATGTTGGTCGCCACCGACTGTACTGTGCCGATGCCACCTCCGAAGAAGATGTGGCTACGCTCATGGACGGCAAACGAGCAAACCTGGTTCTCACCGATCCTCCCTATGGTGTATCTTTCAAAAGCTCTACCGGTCTGACCATCAAGAACGACAGCATTAAGGACGAGGAGTTCTACGAGTTCCTGCTTAATTGCTTCACCAATATGGCCAACAGCTTGGAACCCGGCGGTGTCAGTTATGTGTTCCACGCAGACACCGTAGGCCATATTTTCCGCAAGGCATTCATCGACTCCGGCTTCCACCTGCAGGGTGTGTGTATCTGGGCGAAGAATGCGCTGGTTCCCGGTTACTCCGATTACCAGTGGCGACATGAGCCTATTCTCTACGGCTACCTTCCCAACGGCAAGCACGCATGGTATTCGGATCGCAGCCAGACCACCGTCTGGAACTTCGATAAGCAGACCCAGAACAATCATCATCCCACCTCCAAACCTCTGGATCTGCTGTGCTATCCCATCGGAAATTCCTGTCGGGAGAACGCACTGGTGCTGGACACCTTCGGCGGCAGCGGCTCCACCCTTATGGCTGGTGAGCAGATGAATCGTATCTGTTACATGATGGAGCTTGACGAAAAGTACGCTTCTGTCATCCTCCGCAGATATGTGGATAACACCGGCGATGCGGACAACGTCTATGTGATCCGTGACGGTGTGAAGTTCACCTATGCCGAACTGGCGAAAGAGGTGGAGACGAAAAAATGAATACAAAACTGACCATGGGCAGTCTCTTTGACGGCTCTGGCGGTTTCCCTTTGGGCGGCTTGCTCTCTGGTATCACCCCTGTGTGGGCATCGGAGATCGAGCCGTTTCCTATTCGGGTCACCTCCAAGCGCCTGCCCTATATGAAGCATTATGGTGACATCTCCCAGATGGATGGCGGGAAGATCGAGCCTGTGGACATCATCTGCTTTGGTTCACCCTGCACGGATATGTCGGTCGCAGGTCGCCGCGCTGGATTGGACGGCAAGCAGTCTGTTCTCTTCTACCAGGCCATCCGAATTATCAAAGAAATGAGGTGTGCCACCAATGGCCAATACCCCCGCTGGATCTGCTGGGAAAATGTCCCCGGCGCTTTCTCCTCAAACTCCGGTCAAGACTTCCGGGCCGTCCTCGAAGCGGTCATCGGGCTTGTCGAACCGGGCACCCAGGTGCCTATGCCTGAGAAAAACCGATGGCCCTACGCCGACTGCTACATGGGAGACGGATGGAGCGTTGCTTACAGAACTCTCGACAGTCAACATTGGGGTTTGCCCCAACGTAGAAAACGCATCTTTCTTGTCGGAGATCTTACAGGTCAATGTGCCGCAGACGTACTTTTTAAGTCCGAAGGCTTGTCAGGGTATTCTGCGGAGAGCTTCCGCGCGTGGCAAAGAGCTGCCGGAGGTGCTGAGAATTGCACTGGAATTGCAGGCCTCGGCTTAGACGGATACAACGGCACAGTTTCTCCTGTCGCATCTACCCATGGAGTGAACTGTGGAATGTCTACCGGAAGAAACGGTGTCGTTCTGAATGACCAGGGCGGAAACCGCATGGATGTGACCCACGAGGTCACTTGCACGCTCCGTGCAGAAGCCCACCATCCGCCTGTGGTACTGGACGATCCTGCTGTGTTTGAGAACCACAGCCAGGATACTAGATACACCGGCCCAGTAGATGTAGCACCTACCGTATCCCACCAGTACGGAACCGGAGGCAACAACCAGCCATTCGTGGTTAGTAAGGATGTTCCTTTCTGTAAAGGCACACGACCGCACTCCGCCACGGAAGGTCAGACTTGGAAAGAGGCCGATGTAGCAAATACGCTGAATGTATTCGATCAGGGCGAAACTCGCTGCAACGAACTTGTGGTGAAAGCCTTCGGCATCAGTTCCAAGGACAGCAACGGCATGAAGTCCGCCAATCCCTATGTGGGATTTTACGAAGCGGAAACCGTCAGAACCCTGGACGGCAATGGCGGTAACCCCACCTGCAACCAGGGTGGCACCGCCGTGGTGGAATGCCCGGTATACAGCATGACCACCGGTAGCTATGCCCAGGTGTCCGAGGACATGGCTCCCACCGTACTGGCTCGTGACTACAAAGATCCCACCGCTGTCTGCTACGGCATCGGTAGAGATACCTTCAATCACAGCAAAACTTCTCCCTTCGCACCTACCATGGCGGAAGAAGTGCAGCCGACCCTGGTAGCAAAGGGACCCGGCGCGGTTCAGCGAGGATATACAGTTCGCCGCCTCACTCCCACGGAATGCGCTCGACTGCAAGGTTTCCCGGATTGGTGGTGCAGCGATTTGGCTACTGCCGATCCCACCGATGAGGAGATCGCTTTCTGGACGGAAGTTTGGGAAACCCACCGCAGGATCGTGTCTCCCAGCACCAAGCCGAAAACGGAAAAGCAGATCCGCAAGTGGCTGGCCGCTCCTCATTCAGATGCCGCCGAGTACAAGATGTGGGGAAACGGTGTCGCATTGCCCTGCGTGTTTTTCGTGCTGGCTGGCATTGTGTTCTATACACAATAACAGCCTCCTGTATTCTACATTCTCAGGACGATAAACAACTTGCTATTATGGCCTGTCAGAGCGAATATGTGACTACCAAAAAAACAAGGAGGTATTCACACATGAAAATCACTACAAACGCCCAGGGCAAGGATCGCAAGCGGCTGGCCCAGACCATTGGAAAGTGGCTGGATCTTCCGGTTCGCTACGCAGGCGCACCCACCTTCAACTATGAGGTCGGCGGCATCGTCATCGACAAGGATGCAAGCCTTGAGTTCGGCACCGCCCTTTCCGATGAGGCAGCGGACAGACTGCTTCAGCATCTCTGCAATGAAGGCTTCGACATTTTCCAGTTCTTCGGCACCAGCGACAGCATCGATGACGAGGAAGAAAACGCCTTCACCATTTCCTTGCCTCGCAGCCTTTTTACCGACGAGGCCATCACCAATCTGCACTGCGTCCTCAATTCCAAGAAGCACCTCATCTGCAAGGCCCTGGGGATCAACGACATTCCTGTGGCGGTAACCGATGAGAAGGTTTCTTTCCCCTGGTTTGATGAAGTCCTGACACCCGAGGAACTGGAAGTGTACGAGGTGTTCATCTGCAAGCTCTGCGACATGGCCCGCAACCAGAAGCGTGTCACCGCAAAGGAAAAGGAAACGGACAATGAGAAGTATGCTTTCCGCTGTTTCCTCCTTCGCCTGGGATTCATCGGCGATGAGTTCAAGTCCGCACGGAAGATCCTCCTGCGAAACTTCAGCGGAAGCTCCGCTTTCAAGTCCAGCCCCAAGTCAAAGGAGGTGGAGGCATGAACCGGATAATTTCCAAAGAGGCTTTACACGCCCTCCGTGAGCGTTACCCCAAGGGGACGCGGGTGGAGCTGGTTCATATGGACGATCCCTACAACCGGAAGCTGGTTCCCGGCTGCAAGGGCACCGTCCGCTGGGTGGATGACATGGGCACCATCCATGTGGATTGGGACTGCGGATCTGGCCTGGGTGTTGCCTACGGCGAGGACTCCTGCCGAAAGGTGGTTGAGGAGAATGGATGACATTCTGGATCGGCTATTCTACGGTGAGGTCAGCCCTTACGATGATTCTCCCCAGGACATCGATACCTTCCGGGAACTGAATCACCGGATGGGTGAACTATGGTCACAAGTGGAAAATCAGTCCTCACCGGAACTTCTGGAGCTACTGAACCTCTACAAAGTATGCCGTGCGGACATGGATCTGCTGATGCAGAAGGATCGCTTCAAGGTCGGTTTTCGGTTGGGCATTCAGCTTCTGACTGAGGCAACGGGACTCAATAAAACTGACCAATAAAGTACACATTATGCCCGGTTTTGTAGGGGAAACATTGTGTATTTTATGCCTCAGATATAACTTGCTATATCTCCGAAGTAGAGCGAATATGTGTACACCGAAAGGAAACACACACCAATCAAACGGAGGAAATTAGCATGAACGCAAAGGTTACCAAGCAGATCGAGGAAATGAAGAAGCAGACCATCGGCGTTGAGGTCGAGATGAACAACATCACCAGATCCGCAGCCGCCAAACTCGCCGCCACCTTCTTCGGCACTAACACCTACAAAAACACCGCCAGCCGCAACGGCTACTGCACCTGGAGCGCTTGGGATGCCCAGGGCCGGGAATGGAAATTCCAGAAGGATGTCAGCATCGAGGGTCCCGACGATGAAAAATGCGAAATGGTCACTCCGATCCTCACCTACGCAGACATGGAGCTTCTGCAGGAGCTGATCCGCAAGCTGCGTAAGGCTGGAGCAAAGAGCGACGCCTCCAGAGGCTGCGGTGTTCACATCCACATCGGTGCCAAAGGTCACACCCCTCAGACCCTCCGCAATCTGGTCAACATCATGGCCAGTCACGAAAGCCTTCTGATTTCCGCCTTGAACCTCAACCGCTACCGCGTTACCCGCTACTGCCGCACAGTTGATCCCAACTTCCTCACCCAGGTCAACAACAAGAAGCCCTCCACCATGGCAGACCTCGCCGATGTTTGGTACACCAGCCACGGAGCCTCCTGGGGCAGAAGCCAGCACTACAACGACAGCCGCTACCATATGCTGAACCTCCACGCAACCTTCACTAAGGGAACGGTCGAGTTCCGCCTCTTCCAGTTTGACGAACCCGCCGACGGAAAGCAGAACGGCCTCCACGCAGGCCAGCTGAAGAGCTACATTCAGCTTTGCCTCGCACTGAGCCAGATGGCTAAGGAAGTTCGCACGGCCAGCCCCAAGCCCCAGCAGAACGAAAATCCCAAGTACGCAATGAGAACTTGGCTCCTTCGCCTGGGCTTCATCGGCGACGAGTTCAAGACCGCCAGAGAACATTTCACCAAGCGTCTGGACGGCGACGCAGCATTTCGGACGGAACGCGCCGCTTGAAGGACATAGCCACAGGCCCCCTTACCCGCTACGGCGGGCTTAAGGTGGTAGAAGCACCTTTTCGCTTCACCAAATACCAGGAGGATTTCACTATGGAAAAAAGATACTACCTTGCCTACGGCAGCAACCTCAATGTCCGCCAGATGATGATGCGGTGTCCTTCCGCACGGATCATCGGCACAGCCACCATCAAGGATTACAAGCTGATGTTCAAGGGCAGCCAGACCGGCTCCTACCTTACCATTGAGCCAGCACCCGGCTCGGAAGTTCCTGTGGGCGTGTGGGCCGTCAGTGCCGCCGACGAGCGTGCTTTGGATCGCTACGAAGGTTACCCCAGCTTTTACTATAAGAAGGAACTGAACCTGCCGATCACGGGCATCCGTACCGGAAAGATCCGGCAGCGTGACGCTTTCGTTTATATCATGGATGAACGGAGACACCTTGGAACCCCCAGCGACTTCTACCTTCAGACCTGTGTCCAGGGTTACATGGATTTCAACTTCGATCTGGATGTCCTTTTCGAGGCATACTGCTTCAGCACGGAGGTTGAATAACATGAAAGATCACATCCGCCATACAGGCATCTGCCCCAAATGCGGCCAGGAATACACTGGCCATCCTGCCCTCTCCCGGGAGGACGGCGAGACGCTGATCTGCCCAGACTGCGGGACTCGTGAAGCCCTCGACACTTTGGGTATTTCCCTGGAAGAGCAGGATCGGATCGTCCAGGCGATCCACCGCAGCTTCGATCATCTGCTGTAATATACACAATCTGGCCACCAAATCATTGTGTAGTTTATGCCTCAGATATAACTTGCTATTTAGGGCAAGTAGAGCGAATATGTGTACTACCAAAAGGAAACACACATTAAACGGAGGGCAACACAATGAAGAAGCAGAAAATGAGCAAGAGAGCAGCCGCCTACCTTAAGCGGATCGAGGCCTGCACCGACCGCAACGAGATCGAAGGCATCCGCATCGAGTTCAGCCAGGATTGCAGCAACTACAAAATTTCCTGGGAAGATTTCATGGTTCTTTACAACGCCCAGCAGGCCAAGCGGGCCGAGATCCGCAGCAAGCGATAAGGAGGAGAACACCATGACAGAAAAAACCGTAGCCAAGGCCGATGCCTACAGACTCAAGGGAGTCACCACCCCGGAAGAACTGGAAATGAAGATGATGCACAACGGTGGCGTGGTCATCACCTTCGGCGACCGCATTCTGATCGCCGGTTACTACTACCGCCCCGACGGCAACTGCTACTACGCAGCCATCTACCGCTTCACCACCGCCGATCACACCATCGAAGGAAAGGTACAGCTGGTCAAGATTTCCGATGAGGCTTTCATCGATAATGGCCACGCCATTGCCTGGGCCATGAAGCAGAAGTAAACACTGCCGCAGGACTGAGCCGAAAGGCTCTGTTCCTCGTTATGGAAAACATATAAATATATGATTTTCAGACCCCACAGAGGGTCTTTTTTTATGCTCACTTTAGGAGGTGACCGCATATCCGAAAGCTGAAAAAGTACAAGCCTACTCGATTTATGGCAAAAGGCTCCTATTATGACAAGGGGGCTGCTGACTATGCGGTAGCTTTCATTGAGTCCCTCTGCCATACCAAAGGCACCTGGGCCAGAAAGCCTTTTGAACTCATCGACTGGCAGGAACAGATCATCCGTGATGTGTTCGGCACACTAAAACCCAACGGCTACCGGCAGTTCAATACCGCTTACATTGAGATCCCCAAGAAACAAGGAAAGTCCGAGTTGGCGGCTGCCGTGGCTTTGCTGCTAACCTGCGGCGACGGCGAAGAACGAGCCGAGGTATATGGCTGTGCGGCAGATCGTCAGCAGGCATCCATCGTTTTTAATGTGGCTGCGGATATGGTTCGTATGTGTCCAGCCCTTTCCAAGCGAGTAAAAATCCTGGACTCCCAGAAGCGGCTGGTCTATCAGCCAACGGGCAGTATCTACCAGGTGCTTTCCGCCGACGTCGGCAACAAGCATGGTTTCAATACCCACGGCGTGGTTTTCGATGAGTTGCATACCCAGCCCAACCGGAAGCTGTTTGATGTTATGACCAAGGGCTCCGGAGACGCTCGAATGCAGCCGCTGTATTTCCTCATCACCACCGCTGGCAACGATACCAAGTCCATCTGCTACGAGATCCACCAGAAGGCCAAAGACCTCATTGAAGGCCGTAAGATCGACCACACCTTTTATCCGGTTATTTACGGTGCAGATGAGAGTGACGATTGGACAGACCCCAAAGTCTGGAAGAAAGCCAACCCCTCCCTTGGAATCACCGTTGGACTCGACAAGGTCAAAGATGCCTGTGAGTCCGCCAAGCAGAACCCCGGCGAAGAGAATGCGTTCCGCCAGCTTCGCTTGAACCAATGGGTCAAACAGGCCGTCCGCTGGATGCCGATGCATCTCTGGGACAAATGTGAGTTCGCTGTGAACGAGGACGATCTGGCTGGCCGAGTCTGCTACGGTGGCCTTGACCTTTCCTCCACCACGGACATCACAGCTTTTGTGCTAGTGTTTCCACCCACCGATGAAGATGACAAATACATCATTCTCCCATACTTCTGGATACCGGAAGATAACCTGGCACTGCGTGTCCGCCGGGATCATGTGCCGTACGATGTGTGGGAGCGGCAGGGTTATCTGCAAACCACCGAAGGTAACGTTGTCCACTACGGATACATCGAGCGGTTTATTGAGCGGCTCGGCGAGATATACCACATTCGGGAGATTGCTTTTGACCGTTGGGGCGCAGTCCAGATGACCCAGAACCTGGAAGGCATGGGTTTCACCGTGGTGCCTTTCGGCCAGGGCTTCAAGGATATGTCGCCGCCCACAAAGGAATTGATGAAGCTGGTGCTAGAGGAGCGGATCGCCCACGGTGGCCATCCGGTTCTACGGTGGATGATGGATAACATCTTCATTCGCACTGACCCGGCTGGCAATATCAAGCCAGACAAAGAAAAATCCACAGAGAAGATCGACGGTGCCGTGGCAACCATCATGGCCCTTGACCGTGCGATCCGCTGCGGCAACGATACTACTTCTTCGGTCTATGATGACCGGGGCATTTTGTTTATCTGAGGTAACCCTATGGAAAAACCTACTTTACACGTGGTCTCCCTCTCAGGTGGCAAAGACTCCACCGCCATGCTGCTACGGATGGTTGAGGAAGGATGGCCCATTGACCATATTTTATTCTGCGATACTGGGCTGGAGTTTCCCGAAATGTACGACCACATCGACAAGCTGGAATCGTACATCGGCATTCCCATTACTCGCCTCAAGGCTACCCGGGATTTTGAATACTATATGCTGGAATATACACCGAAACGCAAAAACCCAGAGTTGATCGGAAAAGTCGGACTCAGCTGGCCCGGCCCCAGAAAGCGCTGGTGTACTGCATTCCTAAAAACCAGGATCATCGATAAGCACTTGGCCAGTCTGGGCAAGGACTATGAAGTTATTCAGTACATTGGAATTGCAGCTGATGAACCCGGTCGTGTCCGTGAAAAACGATATCCTCTTGTGGAATGGGGAATGACCGAAGCCGACTGCCTGGCCTACTGCAAAGAGCGAGGCTTTGACTGGGGCGGCTTATACGACATCTTCACCCGGGTATCCTGCTGGTGCTGTCCGCTACAGTCTTACGACGAACTGCGTCGCCTACGCGCCCATTTTCCAGACCTTTGGATGCAGCTGATGGAATGGGACCGGCAGACCTGGCGAACATTTTTGAAGCATTATTCTGTCCAGCAGCTGGACATCCGCTTTGCATTTGAAGAGGAACGCCTCTCCCAGGGGTTACCTATCAAAGGCAAGGCGTTTTTTTCTGCCCTGAAAGTACGACTGAAGGAGTGTGAGTAACATGGGCCTTTTCTCTGGCCTGTTCCGATCCCGGGGCAAGCCTCAAAACCGCACCGCTGGAAGTAGCTACAGCTTCTTCATGGGCAACAGCACTTCTGGCAAGCCTGTCACAGAGCGCTCTGCCATGCAGATGACAGCGGTTTATTCCTGTGTCCGTATTCTGGCCGAAGCGGTCGCTGGTCTGCCATTGCACCTATACCGCTATAACAATGCTGGCGGCAAGGAGAAAGCACTGGATCATCCTCTGTACCGGTTGCTCCACGACGAGCCGAACCCGGAAATGTCCTCCTTTGTATTCCGGGAAACACTCATGACCCATCTGCTGCTTTGGGGAAATGCCTATGCCCAGGTGATCCGCAATGGCAAAGGTGAAGTGGTGGCGCTGTATCCTTTGATGCCCAACCGCATGACCGTAGACAGGGACAGTCGCGGGCAGCTTTATTACAAATACACCACTACCTCAGAAGATGCACCCACCATGGACGGAGCCTCTGTATACCTGGCCCCAACAGACGTCCTGCATATCCCTGGTCTGGGTTTTGACGGACTCGTCGGCTACAGCCCCATCGCAATGGCCAAAAATGCCATCGGCATGGCCATCGCCTGCGAGGAGTACGGTGCCAAGTTCTTCGCCAACGGAGCAACTCCCGGCGGTGTGCTGGAACATCCCGGTACCATCAAAGATCCCCAGCGTGTCCGTGAAAGCTGGCAGGCTGCCTTCGGTGGTAGCAGCAACTCCAATAAAGTAGCTGTGCTGGAAGAGGGCATGAAGTACACGCCCATCTCCATTTCCCCGGAGCAAGCACAGTTCCTGGAAACCCGAAAATTCCAAATCAACGAGATTGCTCGAATTTTCCGAGTGCCGCCCCACATGGTCGGTGATCTGGAAAAGTCGAGCTTTTCCAATATTGAGCAGCAGTCCCTTGAGTTTG